TCGTGTACTTGCGGACAGTGTTCGCAACGAGAGCCGTATAGGCGCCCTCTTGCGCCGCCACCGAGGCAGCACCCGTCCCGGCGGTATCCGTCGCATCCTGAATGTCAGGCGTGCACGAGCCGGTGATTGCGCCCGGATTGATCAGGAATACCAGATCGCCTTCGTATCCACGCACGTCAATATAGGTCGTCGAGGACGACGCATTAACCGTCGCGGCGGCTGAAACCGAACTCACCAGCAGCGTGTGTGTCGCCGCTTGGCCTTCATTACTCAGCATCGGATTTCTCCTCTTTCGCCTTGCGCTTCGGCTTCTCTTCAGCCTCTGCCACAACGCATCTGCCATAACTCATTTGTTCCCGCGCGAAGTTGCGCGGAAGCTCCAGCACGCTGCCCACATCCAGCGGCGCACCGCCGAAGTAGAACGAACGCAGAATCTTGACCCTGATCGGTTCGGCGCCCGGAGGCGCCCCGGACCCCGCCACAAGGGCGGAGCCGGATGCTTCCATAACCATCAGGTGATCGTCGTCGCACGCGAGAACGCCACAGGTACACGCACGCCAATATCTACGGAGTAGATCGCACGGACACCAACGATGCCGGCTTGGAAGTTGGCGTAGGGGTTGACCTCAACGGACAGCGTGCCCCATTCCGCCACAACCAGCTTCGACCAGTCGCCGGCAATCATCGTTGCCGCAGTGACTTGGTTGGTTGCCATCGACGGGAAGCCGAACAACTGCCCGTCCCACAGATTTCCGGTCCAGAGACGAGTCGTGCCCGTGGTCGGCAGTTCAGGGCGAACCATCAGCAGCGCAGCGACCGCAGGCGTCGTCACGTAGCCGAAGCTCATCGGCATCACGTTACCCGCGGCGACGTCACTCTGGAATTCCAGAATGCCGGCTGCCGAGAGTGTCGTGCCCGTCACGGCGCCGATGCCCGCGGTAATCGAAATCCCGGTCGGCTGACCGCCCGCGCCCGATCCTTCCAGAGCCGCCAGATCCACGGCGATTGCCACGACCTGAGCCAAGTCGCTGGTCACGATGCCTTCCGCACCGGGGGACGATTGCAGCAGCAGTTGCCGCGAGATCTCGGTGTACGCACCGACGCTCTTCGGCGTCAACGCGACCTGCACGAACGTCTGCTGGTTTTCGGTGATGGTCGACGCTTCGTTCGCGAGCCACACCGCCGTACCTGCTACGGTTTGACGCGGAATCGATACCGAACCGACCAGACCCGACAGACGTGTGGCACCCATGCGGAACACTGCCGAACGGTTCCGCAGCATCTCGATGAACCCGACGTTTTGAGTCTCGACGAGATAACCGCCGGCACCGGCCGTCGCGACCGTCAAGTCTCGCTTGTGGCTGACCACATCACGGCCCAACACTTCGAACGGAATGTGGAACGTATGCGGTCCTGCGGAATTGCTCATCTTGCCGTCAATAGCGCGATGACACTCCAGCTCAAAACCTGCCTTGGTCCAGTTCTGAGTCGCCGCCGCCTCGATGGCGCGCAGCAAACTGTACTTGCGAGTCTCGACCGGGTTGAGTCCGATCCGTGCAACTGACTGGGGATTCGCGCGGGTGCGCTCTTCGATGAGCTTCACCAGATCATCAGAGATTGCCTCGATGGACAGTCCCTGACCGACCCACATATCGCGCACCTTGTCATCGATGTTGTTCGCCTTGCACATGTTGCCGATGGCGCGTTTGCGGTCCACTTCCATCTGTGCGGCGTTGACCTGAATCGGCTGTTTCACTTCGGCGCTAACCGATGCCGCCGCGGGTTTGATCTCTTCTTCCATTTTCCTTTCCTCAATGGTGACGGCGGCTGCCGCCGGTGTTTTCTCAGTACGCATAACGCGAACGTCGAACTCTTCGCCGCCTAAGACGCGGCCAATGCCAACCGTTGGGTCGGCGGGAACTGTGACGATGGAAACCTCGTAAGGCTCCCAGTCGGTAACTCGTTGCGTCTCGCCTTGGTCGCTCACCTCGTGGAGCCGATACCCAACCGACACGTTATGCAGTCCGCCTTCGACCATCGCCCGCGCCTGTTGCGCGTCGGTCGTATCGAAGAAGTGCGAGTCATTGACGATCAACCGACCGCCGACCACGCTCATGGAATCGACCATGCCTAGCGGACGGTTCATGTCGTGATTGAACAACAGCGGCATCGCGCCACGGGTCGCCCGTTCCAATCGAACGGCACCCTTGCTGAAGTCCAGCACCTCGTTGCCGAAGTACCGCTCGACGGGATAACTCGATGCGGCAGAGAAACTCATGCGATAGACGTCATCCGCCTTTCGCAAAACAAAACCTTCTACTGCCAGCTCTCGCGTGAGAGCCGGAACCTTGATGGTTTCCATTGTTTACCTCAGTGAAATGACGCGACCCTGTGGCGCGGTATCCTCGGGATCTCCCGTGACGTCTGGCGGCGTGGCAGGCATCGGCGCTTGTGCAGCCGCAGCCTTCGCCATGTAAAAATCGGGCGACGTCTCAAACTCCAGATCGGCGTCTTCCATCAACTTCAGTTCATGCGCCCGCTCATCGAGTACGTCCTGAATATCGACCCCGCCACCCGTCGCGGCGATGACCGATGACACGGTCGTAAACCCTGCATTCACCGCGTCTTTGTAAGCCTGCACCTCTTTGGTCGGGTCAACCCAGGTCCAGCCTCGCGGCTTGAAGCGCGCTGCGTTCCACTTTTCAGGATCGGCATAGTATTGGTCGGCTGATATCGCAACCGCCCGAGCGAGTACCGCTTGCTGCATCCATTCGCGATGGATCGGCTCTCGGAAGTTGCGGATGAACCACGTCTGCAAGTGTCTCCACGCATCCCGAATGTCGATCAGCGCGAGCTTTGAGCTTGAGTAGTTCGACTGCGAGTAATCCATCGACAGCGATTCATACGAGATGCCGGGAATACTCGATGCGACATCGCGCAGCATGTACCGCATAAAACCATCGAGCGCGGGATTCGGCGATCCACTCGGACCCGCAGCGAACTTCTCACCAGGGCTCAACCTCTGGAATGTGCCGGACTGCAATTCGACTTCTGCCGCGCCATCGGATTGCACCTCGCCAAACGAAGAGACATCCTGCGGCGTTTCAATCGCCCCAACGGTCAACGCCTGTACGCGCGCCCGCGTGATCTCGGCGTCAACATAACCATCCATATTTGCAAGACTGCGGGCAGCGGCATCAAGCCACGGCACGCCGCGCGTCTGCGGCCAGCGGTCAATGATCGCCAGATGAATGATCTGGTCGGCAGGCACGCGCTCAACGTAATCCGCAGAGCTTGCGCTGTATGCGATCTCTGATGGCATTCGTTTTTTAATGTGATACGCGACCGGGCGCCCGAACTGATCCACCTCGATCCCCATGCGGAGCTCGTTGGTGCCGAGCGCAGAGATGTAAGGCGACATCAATTCATCCGCCAGGCGCTCGCCCTCGATCACCTCGAGCGCAAACGGCACAGCGGAGTTACCGAATGTCCGGTAATGTTTCCGGATAAATACCTCGCCCGCCTCGAACACCTCGCCCATCGCGAGCCGCTCAAGATCGGCAAAACACAATCGCCCACCGGTGTGGCAGGAATCAGCCCGCGACCAACCAGCCCACGCCCGCTCGATATCGTCGTTGGCCTGCATCCGCATCACGCCACGAGTACTCTCCACCAACGCCTGCAAGCCAATGCCGGTGCCAATCACGTTGTCGATGATCAACTTCCGTGCACGCTTCGCATACGACGCATCGCGAACCAACTGCCGCGAGCGGGTACGCAACCCGGTCAACGAGCTGGTCAGTTCCGAATCGGCACTCGTATTGGATGCCTGCCAAACCGACAACCGGCTGGGACGTGCAGCGGCATACTGTCGATAGTTCAAATGCGGTGCCTGCTTCGTCCGGGTCTTGCCTGGTCGTTTAAACCAATCACGCAGCGCCATATCGCACCCTGATCTGTCTGCCTAGTCCCGCACTCGCGCCAAGTTCTTCCGCGTTCACCTCTGATCGCAGGTCGGCGCGCAGTTGATACAACTCCGCCATCGACGACCACGACACCGACCGTCCGTTAAAACTCATCGACGTCTGCCCGCTCGATGCGCGAGATATAATCGCCGCCTCCACCTCATCCAATGCGCGGCGTGCGAACGACCGACCATCGACAAACGGGGAAGCCGTAGCACCCGCCGAGGCGAACCCCTCAACGACAGTGATCGAACCCGAGTCGCGCGTGATCTGTTCAGATGCTTTCGTCGCGACCCGCTGCCAGTTCCACAGACCCGCCTTGAGGTTCTGCGTGTCCGCCTTGGTCAGCGTCACGAGCCAGTTACCGTCACCGTTGTTGGTGACGCCAGTCCATACAACGCGAGTTGAATCCGGGCTGACTAGGTAATACGACATCACCCATGAGTCGGCTGGGACGTACTCAGCATCCGCGACATACCACTTCGACGAGTCCCCGCGCGTTAGCGTATCGGGCTCGCCTGTCGGAATCGTAGGTGTGACCAAGTTATCTCCAGTTCGTCGCCCACGGCGTTTTAGGCTTCGGCTTAACCACCGGCTTATCAGCCACCACTTTCGGCTTCGCCAACGCCGGCCAGATCGGATTCAATGCGTACAACGTCGCCAGCGAATACACATACAAGTCGAGGATCTCGTTGCGCGGGCGAATCTTCACCCACTCCCGAACATCGAAGCCCCGCTTGCGCTTTATCACCGCCTTCTCTGCGGTCAATTGCAGAAAGAACTCTTCATCGCATCGCGTCGAAAAGTGCAGTCGTGCCGGTCCCGGGTTTATGATTCGACCGAACAGCACATCTTTCGCGGGACTGACGCCTACCGAATACAGGTCAACGCCGTTTTTCATCCTTTGCGCCGACGAAAAAATAGGTCTTTCGCCGTCCACGCCTTTCAGAACGAACAGCCGCCCCTTGGTCTTTCTGGCGAACTCGTAAACCATCTTCGTCTGGTAGCCCGAATCGATCCCGCACCCGGCAATCCCGAGCACGGCGCCATCGTCCCGCTTCCATTTCGTCGTCGTCAGATAGGCTCGGAGGTCGTCCCATACACTTCCAAGGGTCGTGTCACCGTTGATGACTCGATGCTCAAGTTCCCATGACTCCTCATTGATACCCCAACCGACGGCCAGTAACTCCAATCGGGTTTCCTGAACATCGACAGCAACCGTGGCGAGTAAGACGCCCTCGGGACACTCATAGGCTTCACGCTTATCAAGCAACGGGGCATAGTTGATCTCCCGAGCCTCTTCACGGAATACCTCACCGAGGACCGTATTCGTCCAGACCTTCATCCGCTCGTGGTCGCCGCGGGCTTGATGCCACTCCTTCACGACGTCCTTCCACTTCATCCACGGCGAATACAACGCCGAGATGTGAAACGATGCGTGACCAGAGAAGGGCGCGTCAGAAACCCACCGACCGGCGAGCAACATGCCGCGCTTCTC